CCGGCATCAGCGCTTTGAAAAGGAATTCAACCTCGAATTTTAAAAATAACAGGGCTGGCCTCAAAAAAACGACGGCCGTGGAGGCGGCGGCGGCGGCCTGGACGGCGGAAGCGGTGGGTCGGTGGATTGGTGAAAGAATAAGTTTTCCGGTGTCTAAAAAAACAGCGCCTTTGGCGGAGAAAGTATTCAATGTTTTAGATTATATCTCCAAATACAAGGAATACATTAGTATAATTATACGTTATCCTAGTTATTTTATTAATATTTTTGGATTGATTATAGTTGCATTTATTGTGATATTAATGCTTATGACACCAATAGTAATGTTTATCAAAACGGTACTTGAACGACCAGAATGGGCAAACAAAATTACATCAGGTATGTATAAGGCTATGACAATAATACCTTCAGACTATCTTTATATTATTATTTCAGTTTTAAAAACAATATTAGCCGCGTTATTGATTGCAGTATTTTGTATACGTGGTCAATCTATATTAGAGGCTGTTAATAAAACTTCATTAATGAGTGCATTTTTCATAATCATGTTACACAATTTGTATATTTTTCATGGGGTTCTGGGTATATTATTTACTATTGGTTTATTTTTAGGATTTTATAATCTAAGTTGTATAAAAGAGTTGGAGGTTAAAAGATATAGTGGAAATGTGGGAGATTTTATTACATCTCCAATTATGATTATTACAATAATTTTTGCTTTATTTGGATTAGTATTAACACAATGTTTTAAGGCCACAAACTTCGATAACCTTGCACTCGGCGATAAATTCATCGCTACTATTAAAAAAACTGTTATATTTTTTACTTTATTTTTATTTTTGTATCTTTTTATTTTAATATGTAACCATATTTCTAATATCGTTGGAGATGCAACAACAAAATTTATGTTTATACTCGGTGGTGGAACCACTTGTACAGGTATTGATGATGATTGTGATAAGACGGATGAAAGTATAAAGTGCTCATTTGAAGAATCAGGAGGATCAGATAAACAGGATAGTGAATTTATTAAACGTTTAAAAGGTATGTTAACAACGCTATTTATGTTTTTTATTATGACAGTTGTTGTTTTATCAAGTCCATTTGACAAAATAATAAAAATAAATACAATACTAAACGAGATAATAAAAAAACTCAGCGAACCTATGGGGTCAATAGGTGCGGAGCTGTTAGATTTTGGATTATAGGTAAAATTAAAATGTATAATTAAATATATAAAAAATATAAATTTAATTATAATTTAAAACATTGATCCTCCACCCAGTAAATCATTGGCAGCAAGTGGTTCATTTTCCGTAAAAACATTTTGCATTACACCGTCTGGTATATTGTTTTGTTGCTGATTATTTACAAAATTTGGTAAATTATCAATTAATGATACTGAGCGTTGATTATTTAATTGTCCTGTGGGTGGTGCTATCATATTTGAGTCGATTTGATCGGCTCTGCTTGGTTGATGTTGTTCGGATATAATTACTTTGTTATTTGAGTTGGGATTTGCCATGTTAGTTTTTCCAACATATTTATTATTTTTTTGAATAGTTGAATCGTACCCGAATATTTTAGTATTTATTCTATCCACTAATATATTTATTTTAGCACCTAATTTAGTTTGCATTGTTAGCATAATAAAAAGTGTGGGTAATATAACGGTGATAATATTCATATCCATATATGATGTTTTACTAAATGTTGGGAAATATCTAATAATTTTGTCCAAAATATAAATAAAAAATACAATAACAACCAATTGTAGTAAAACTTCAAAAATAATTTCGGGTGTTTTTTTATCATTATCATCTTCTGGTATATATGTTTTTATTAGTTTTAATACAATAACAACGGGTATAACCGCCATTAATAAATATTGAATTGCATTGAATAATATAGATTTATTTTCGTTATCAAAATTAAATACATGATTAAAAAATCCACTAACATTAATATTACTTCCACCATTTAAATTATATGTAGTTGCACTAATTTCTTCGGCCTCAACTCCCATTTATGTTTTATATAAAGAAATAAATTATATTAATAATATTATTTAAAATTTTAATTATATATAATTTATAATGTTAAAACGGATATTAAATAATAATATGATTATTAATGATAAAAAACATGAAGAGAATCAATATATAAATCTAATAAATGATATATTAAATGAAAATAAAAATTTTTTTGGACGTAATGGTTCTACTTATGCTATTTTTGGTACGATTATGCATTTTTCATTAGAAAATAATAAGATACCATTTTTAACAACAAAAAAATTAGCATGGAAAACATGTTTAAAAGAATTGTTATTTTTTATAAGAGGAGATACTGATAATAATATTTTAAATAATCAAGGTGTTCATATATGGGATGGAAATTCAGATCCGGAATATCTAAAAACGCGAAATTTAGATTATATAAATGGTGAACTTGGACCTATTTATGGATTTCAATGGCGTCATTATAATGCAGAATATAATGATTGTAAAAGTGACTATACAAACAAAGGAATAGATCAGTTACAGGAAATAATTGATATATTAAAAGATCCGATTAAAAGAAATTCTCGACGATTAATATTAACTGCATGGAATCCTTGTCAATTAGATAAAATGGCACTACCGCCGTGTCATATTTTATGTCAATTTAATATAACAGATAATAATAAATTATCATGTCATTTATATCAGAGAAGTGGTGATGTTGGGTTAGGTGTCCCATTTAATATAGCATCATATTCCATGTTAACATACATATTAGCAAGACATTGTGATTTAGTGCCATACGAATTTATTTATTCATTAGGGAATGCACATATTTATAATGATCATGTAGATGGTCTTAAAGAATTAATAACTAGAACGCCATATGAATTTCCTGATTTTAAAGTATTAAATAAACATGAAAATATAAATGATTATGTGATTAATGATTTTGAATTAAATAATTATAATTTTCATAATACAATAAATTTAAATATGCGTAAATAAGTATTTAAATACTTATATATAAGTATAAATTATAATGAGTACATCATCTGCATTAGCATCTGCTAAACGGAGGAGAGCTGCAGGCGCAAATCAAGCAGTTTCAGGAAGTAATCAAATACCAGAATCAGAATTAGAATCTGAACAAAAACCAAAATTTACACCTATTCAATTACTTCAATTACATGAGATTAGAATAAAAAAACTAGAAATGTTATTAAATGAAAACACACATGATCATGTATATGATAATAATGATAATAATGATAATAATAGTATTAATAGTAATAATGAATATTTAGAGAAATCACTCGCAAATATGAAAAAAATGATAGAAAGTAAAACGGATTTAAATAGATCATATTTTGAAAATTTAATTAATTCAAAATTATCTAATAATGAAGGTGGTTTATCTAAAAATGATATTAATGAACTAATAGATTCAAAGATATTAAATATAAGTGATAAAATAAGTACATTAGTGAATGATTTAAAAGAATTAGATACATTTAAAACCATGTTAATAAAAAATCAATCTGATATCATTGATAATAATAAAATGTTAAATGTTGTTTCAATGAAAATTAACAATCTTATAACACATACTATTGGTGATAATAGTGATGATGAAAATAATTATGAAAATAGTGATGAAAATGCGGATGAAAATGAAGTATTAGATATGGCTAAAATAATAAATTTATTTAAACAAATGAATGGGGGTGAAGAAATGCTTGAAAAATTTATAGACGATAATGATAATAATAATGATAATAATGATAATAATTACATAAATATAGAAAAGGAAGAATTGGACGTATTGGACTCTGTAATAAATATAGAGAAATCTGATACTGAAACAAAAGAAGAGACAATATCGTGCTGTGCAAATATTGAAAAAATAAGTGATGATATTATAAAAAAAATAGATATTTCTGACGATGATGAAGAGTCGGATATAAAATTATTTAAGAATATTTCTGAAAAAATAAAAGAGGAGATAACTCTAGCAACGTCAGAACATGCTGGTGCAAAAAAAGTAGCGGAGGCAACAAATGATACACATGAAATTATAGAAGAAGAAGCACACGCTGTTGTATGATAGTTAAAATAATAATTATAATTATAATTAAAATTATAATTATAAAAGCATATTAAATTATTATAATTATTTATATAAATAATATTGTATTTATTATGAATAGACAAATAAATAAAATACAAGAGATAAGTAAAGGTGAATTTGGTAATATATTTTTAGTATATTATAATAATAAGAAATGCATTCTTAAGGAAGAAAATAAAACATATTCAACATTATTGAATGAAATAAATATTTATATAAAATTAATGTCTGTAAAAAATATAGCGAAAATATTGGATTATTATTCAGATTCATTTAAAAATTATATGATTTTGGATTATTATAATATGACGTTATCGTTTTATAAGTATAGAACACTATCAAGTGATAATTATATTAGTTCGATTAAAAATATTTTTAAAATATTATTAAGTACTCTTGAAAATATACACACATTGGGGGTTTTACATAGAGATTTAAAACCAAATAATATTTGTATAAATAGCAAATTTGAACCTGTGATTATAGATTTTGGGTTATCAAAAATTTATATAATAAACAATAAACATATAGAAAATACTAAAATAAGTAATATAATTGGGAATCATAACTTTACAAGTAAAAATATCAATAATCTACAACAGCCGTCACGTCGTGATGATGTAATTGCTTGTTTTTATATTTTAATTTATTTATTGATTAGTAAAAATAGCGAACGAAGTTTTTGTGGGTTTAAAATAACAGATGAATATATAAAAAAAGAGGTATTGAATTTTAATATAGATAATATAATATTATTTCATAGCAATATTTACAAATTATCATTTTATCAAAAACCACAATATAAATTACTATTATCGTTAATAAATTAATGAATTAATTTGTAATAAAAAAAATATATTGTTTTTCATATAGAGATTGAAATAGTGTAATATTATATAAACATTCTCTCATTAAATTGTTATCAATATCTTTATATACGAGATAATTAACAATAGAATAATAATCATGATCGAGTGTATTTAAAATAGAAACCACGTCTTGATCTAAAATTTTTAAAATCATTGATTTTACATCAAATAATATATTATAAAAATATTTGAGTACATTAATATTAATAATATTATGATATTTATTTAATAAATAACTATGATATGATATTTCGTTAAAAGTGAAATTAAAATTATCATAAAAAAAATATTTAATTATTTTTGTATTAATTATTTTATTAATGGTATTTTTGTATTGTTTATATTTAATATCAATATTAATATAATTTTTTATTCTATACTGTAAATCATCTGGTAATTTTGAATATATATTTTTAATTATTTTATTATTTTTATATCTTCTATAATTTTTTTGTATAGTTAATACATAGTTATTAAAAAAAATATTATAATGTTTTGTACAATATTTATTAAATATGCTAGGATAATTGCAGTTTTTATAATTACATACATGATTATAAATATTTCTATTCATGTTATTAATATTTTTAAAAATAACTTAAAGCTTTTTAATCAATATTATTTATAAAGTAAGATGGGAACTGAAACTAAAACTTATACTGGCGTAGTTAAATGGTTCAACAATAAATCGGGGTATGGTTTTGTTACAATAATTGATGAATGTGATCTTAAAAATAAGGATATTTTTGCTCACCATACTTCTATTGTTGTAAATGGTAATCTATATAAATATCTAGTTCAGGGTGAATATGTAAATTTTTCGGTAAATAAAATGCCGGATAAACAGCATGATAAACAGCATGAAAATCATGCGGTAAACATTCGGGGTATTCTTGGTGGTGATTTAATGTGTGAAACTCGTTTCAAAAATAAAGATAGTGTTCGTCCAAGAGGCGACAGGGAGGGACGTTCTGCTTTCTCGGGTACAAAAGAACAGTCTAATTAAATTTTTATAAAAATAAAAAAATGGGTGCTATCAAACAAAAACAAACAAATAATACTGCAAATATTAAGGGAAAATATCTTCTTGGGTTATTATTAATTGGTATGTTAGTAGAATCGCTGATATTACTAACATTACTATTATTACTATTATTACTATTATTACTATTATTACTTACTCTCTCTTCAATGTCAATAACAACATTATTAACCATATCATTAATTATATCATTATTACTTTTACAATATATACATAAACTTATATCGCGATTTATATTGTAGTTGGTACTGATCCATTGTTTTAAACAGTCAATATGTATATTTTGCTTACAGCACTCTAGAATTATATAATTATTATTGGTAATATTAATATCATTAAAACAAATAATACACTCCATATTTATATAGTAACTATAAATGTTTTTATTAAATATTAATAGTTATAATAATATTAAGATATAATATAATTATATCTATATAAATATTTACAGTATGTTTATAACATCTATTATGTCGTATATTAAACAAACTCCCCCATCTAAATTGTATATAGGTGTATTTACTGTTTTTAGTACAGTGGCTTTTGCTGTAGAAATATCAAAGTCGTCGGTTTTATTTAATACAACACCGCGTTATGGCGGCAGATCTCATCGTAAACCAGATACGTTAGCCAATGATAGTATAGAATTAATATCTCCTATTTATCCACTATGAAAATGAAAAAAAAAGTGTGTGTGTGTGTGTGTGTGTGTGTGTATTTTTTTGTAAAATTGTTTATTCGTCATCGGAATCGGTGGCCTTGGCCTTATTATTCCAAATGGTTTTTTCGTCGTCATCAAGTTCCTTCCACA